TGTAATTTAATTTAATTTTAATTGTAATTTAATTAATTACAAATAAAGTAAAACCACTGTACTCTAACTAAATTCTAAATGAATTTTAAATTACTAAATAATTCATCTATATCATCATCGCTCTTAACATTACGATCCCTCTTTTTTATCATTTCATTAAATCTTTTTGTAATCTTACTATCTATATCTCTTTGTCTTTTATATATATCATCTATATCCACATCACCCTCAAGCTTTCTCTTTTCTATCTCTATATCACCTCTCCTCCTTGTAATCTCTTCCTTTTCAGATGTACCCACTCCACTTCTATTTTCCAATACCCTTTTTGCCTTTTTAATATAATTATTTATAAACCTACTTCTACATCCATCTTTAGAACAATCTGTATATTCTCTATATTCAAGCATATTCGGATACACCTTCATTAATACTTCTAACAATCTCTCTTTACTCTCTTCACTTATATCTTCTATGTTTGTTATACTTTCTATAAGTGCAATTTCAGTACGATCCCATGGTAATACATCACCTTCCCAAGGAAGTACCCTAGTCGGTTTATACTCCCTTTTCCGCTCTATCCTCCTCATATAATCCATATTGTTATTTGATAACACTCCCCCACTTTCTTCCATTATAATTAAATTCACCCCCAATTTATTTTGTATTATCTTATCCAAACACATTGCACTTTTTATATTTTTTATATTTTGCTCAGACTTTACCTTTATACCACATTTTAACACCTTGGAATACCCTTCCAAAACTGAAACATCTGTGTTAATATTGAAAAACCCCTTGTTATGTAATATTTTAAAATACTCCAATATACTCAAAAATCTTAATGTAATATCACTCTTTAATTCATATAATACCAATAATACAGCTATAATCTTTATATCAAATGCAGAATTTCTTATATCTACATTTACATCCATACCAACAAGATAACTGTTAATATACTTTACAACGTCACTCATCCTTTCATATAACCTTTTATTGTATTTCATATCTACATTCAAAATTAATAAAACATCTTCTATCATACTATTATATCTCATCTCCGTACGTGTCATCCTCGCTTCCTCATACCCCGTCCTACTACCATATCCCACCTCAGCCAAATAATCAGAAACACCTTCTTCTTCTGGATCATCTCCATAATCCATCTCACCATCTTCTTCATCTTCAACATCGTACATTTCATCCCCTGTCTCATCCGTCTCAGACGTTAATTGATCGTCCCTACTTAATTCTTCAGATGATAAATCAACAGGTAATCTAGCTTCTCCCAATATCGAACTCAAATCTTCACTTGTCATCTCGGGTTCCTTAATTCTGTTTTCATATGATTTACTACTCTTGCTCATCTTATCACCCTTTGTTTTATATATAAATAAAATAAAATAAAATTCTAATAAATTTAATACATGCAAAAAATCCCAAATAAGCTTTTACACTTATTTGGGATCCTTTACTTTACATATTTAATTACATATTTAATTACATACAGTCTTACAAAGTCATCGCAGACATCTTTTCACAATTATTAATATTATCCATATTAACTCTTTTCTTTATTTCTTCATCTTCAATATCAAGTCTTCTTTTCATAACCCTTCCATTTTCTTTAGATATTTCACTTGCCCTTTCCTTCTTCATTTCAATTTTCATTTTCATATAATTCTTCAACTTTGTAATAAAAGCATCGTGAACACGTTTTAATTCATCGTATTTCAATTTATCCATATCATCCGATGATTCTTTTAACGTCTTTAATACAAAAGGCGCATTCTCAAAATTATTAATCACAAAATCACAAATCATCTTTGATCTTTCATCCTTTGTATCATAATTACACTTTACAATCATATCAATCCATTGTTTCACCAATCTTTGTATATCCTTACCCCTTATAATTATTCTAGCACTATCATACATATTACCATTCATTAAATCAACCGTAGTCAAAAAAGTCTTTTTGTAATCATTCCTTTCATCTCTTTTTACAGGAATCAACTCCATCATTTTTACATTTTCAAAATCAACAAACCCATACCACTCTTCCATAATTATCTTGCAATTATTCATCATCTTCATAACTATATCACAATATTCACCCTCTTTACGTAATCTCTTTATTACAACACTATCTTCACCATTCAAAAATACAGAACCAATAATAGAATTCTTATTGAAAAATCCACGATTATACAACTTCTTTACTTGTTCGTTAAATGATAACCTTTTTAAACAATATCCATTTTTCACAATGTCACATAATACAAAATATGAAACTATATATTTTGCATCAAATGATTTCACAATATTACATCTCTCAATCGCATCCTTCACATTTTCCATAATAACATATTCATTCGAATTTTCACCACAAATTTCACCACATTTCTTGATTAATTTTAAATATGTTTTTTCATCCTTCGTAAAACCTTCACTCGCAAAACCAGTCCTTTCTACATCCTTAAACGTTGCCTTTTCTTTAGTTTCATCATTAACAATCACCTCCTCTGAATGTTCATTCATCTCATCTTCATCATAACTACATTCCATATTTTCTTCATCTTCTTCATCATCATCTTTTACATCTTTTACATCATTTGATTCCATAATTAATCTTTTGATATCAACTTCGTTATCAACTTCGTTATCAACTTCGTTATCAACTTCGTTATTCGCATCCCTAATTAATCTTTCAATATCAACTTCGTTATCAACTTCCTTATCAACTTCAACATATTGTTCCGTATCGTATACTATATTTTTATTAATAAAAAATCCCGGCATCATTTTCTCTATCTCACTTTCATTAATTTCAACTTGTCTCATCTCTAAAACATCCCTTTCAATACCCTTGTACATATATACACCATCCCTATTCACCACACTATTCACATTCATATAATTTCCATTTTTCAATAACAAATCAATATAAAAAACATCATCTGGTGAAATTTTCTTGATACTATTTTCATTTTTCACATTCACAACGTGTGATGTAATCAATCTACCAATCGAATCTAATCGAATATGTAAACACGCCCCTTCAATTTTAATCAACTTACCACTATCACCCTTGTTCATACCCTTCTTCACATTTACAATATTCTCATTTATATCAACCAAATTCTTATTCACATTCATCGTCTTTTTTTTCAAAAAAACATATTGTTCATCAATTTCTTTACATTTCTTTCCATACTTTCCAACATAACCACCCTTCGTTACCATATATACATCCATCTTAATCCCATTACTCCCAATAAAACATACTTCTTCAACAAAATCATAATTCAATTCTTTATCAACAACTCGCCCCAAAAGTTCTTCAATCACATCAGTATCGTATTCCATATTATATACACGCAATTCATAGATATAATCATATTGATTATGATTATATTTTTTACCCCCAATCGAAAAATCACTTTCAATCACATTACACGAAATATTAACAACCTTTCCAACCTTTAAAATACCATTATCCTTAAAACAAACAATTCTAACATAATACTCACACGGTAATCTAATCTCATAATTTCCATTTTTAATACAATACATTTTTCCAATTTTGTCAACAATTTCAGAATCACCAATAAAGTCACCAACCTTTTTATCACCACACTTATCAACAAACATATACACTTTTTCTTCAATTTCAAAATTTACACTAGTAGGAAAATATTCATAAACAAACCCATTATAACCCTTGTATTCACCACAAGACATCATAATGTTTTTTCCGTGCATAAACTTTACAACCGTTTCATTTTTATTTTCAATGTTTAATCCCATAGCAGAAAAGCGAGCAGAAATATCAATCACAGAAGACATAGCAAATAGATACTTTTTTTACGTTTTTATTTTTTTTTCAATTTTTTAATTTTTTAACACCATTAAAGACCTGTAATTACTCAATAACAAATTATCCACTTTTGATAATCCTACCATTAACGTATCGTACGTATCTTCGTCAATCGTCTTGTTAATTCTTTTTGCAACAGTAGGCATCGTATCATTTATCCGTATTTTATCACCAATCAAATATAAATTATCCATCATTGCAAGATTCGCATTTAATAACTGTATAACTTTTTTTTCCACATTTTTATTAAATGATTCTTCTTTACCAACATAAATTTTAAAAATATTATCCAAATGTACTTTTGCTAATAATATAATAAAATCACCACTATTATTATTATTTATCGATAATACCCAATCCATTAATTTTTTACTCGTTCTTCTTATTATCAATTTTTTCATTCCATCTCCCATATCTCTTCATACGCCATGTATTTTTCACCATTCCTATCTATCAATATATAACCAGCGTCATTGTTCTTTTTTACAAACAACCCATCCACCCAATCTTTTATATATTTATACACATTATTAACTGTCCTATTTACTTTATACATAATCATATCCATATCCGTATTACCATTGTAAATAAAAAAAGTATTCAATTTTAATCTTTGCAAATCAAAAAAATGAATATAGTTTACTCTTTTTAATTTAAATAAAAACGTATTATTATATATACAATGTATCCTAGTTTTAATTATTTAGGATCCAAAACTAAATTATTAGATTTTTTAAAAAATTCAATCGAAAATTATACTAAAACTCCATTAACTAACATTAAATCATTCATCGACGGATTTAGTGGCACTGGAATCGTTAGCTATTATATGATATCACAAGGAATCCCCCAAGTTATCACAAATGACTTGCAATATTATAGTTATGTAATCAGCTCAGTCTTATCCAAACAAAACTTGGATATCGAAAAATTAAAAGTAATTATAACCCAACTCAATCACATAAACACCACACACCCAACATCTAACGATTTCATCTACAACAATTATACAAATAGCCCCAATTGCGAAAGAATGTACATCACACAATCCAATGCTATCAAAATCGATAGAATTAGACAAAACATTGACCATTTGCTAAAATCTAAATCTATTAATCCCACCGAATTTAACTGTTTACTCAAATTACTATTATATGCAACAACCAAAATATCCAACACAAGTTCAACTTATGGCGCTTATTTAAAAGAATTCAAACCAAGTTCACAAAAAGATTTACTATTAGACCCGTCTTTAATAGATAAACTTAATGCTGGCGATATATCTAATCATACAAGTCTTAATTACAATATCCTCGACATACCTGATCACTTTTTTAATTCAACCGAAATTTGCTATTTAGACCCACCTTATAACTCTCGTGATTATTCTTCCAATTATCATCTTTTAGAAACCATAGCTAAATACGATTCACCCAATATTAAAGGCAAAACCGGACTACGCAATGATAACCTACCTAAATCAAAATTCTGTTCAAAAATCAATGCATCTCACGAATTTAATACTCTATTCTCTAAAATCAAATCAAAATATCTATTTCTCAGTTATAGCTCTGAATCTATTTTATCTAAAACACACATACTCGAATTATTACACACAAATTGGACCAATGTCATTTGTTACGAAAAAGAATACCAACGATTCAAATCTAATACCAACTGTGAACAACGTAAAACTGTAACCGAATACCTATTTGCTGCAACTAATAAATCTTTCTAAAAAATTTTACTTATTAATCAATCTCTTCCACCATATTAGTCATCTCAAACATATTTTTCGCCTGTTCTTCTAACAATTCCTTGTCTATTTCACCATTGTTAATTTTCTCCTCCAATTTACCACTTATATTTTTTATCAACCTCTGAACCGTCTCATCTGGCCTACCTGACATCATACTCGATAATATCGACATCGGATCTATATTCTCTTCTTGTATATTCTTACTCAACTCTGTAGCCATACTCAATATACCAGAATTACCCATCAAATTTTCAAAAATATTATTAAACCCACTCGCCTTTTTACTAGCTACACTCAATATATCCTTATCACCCACCATCTGATTTAACACATCGCTAAATCCCTGACCCCCCAATTTATCTCTTATATTTGCCATATTTGCCATATTTGCCACATTTGCCATACTTGCCATATTTGCCATATTTGCCACATTATCTCCAATATAGTTATCACTCTTGTCACTTTTAACACGATTCTCTTCTTCTTTTAATACATCTGATTCCATACGTTTTTGCAAATCTTTTACAAAATCAATAAACTCTTCACCCAAAACCCCACTCATCCCATTATTTATTACAGATATTGTCATATATATATTATACAAATAGGTACAAATAGTACGTTTTGTATTCTTGTTTTCATCCTTGAAAATCTTGAAATCTAATAAATCATTAAACAATACTACATTGTTCAAAAAATCATAATCAACACCCCTCAATTTTCTCTTCGACATCATTATATACGAAATATTCTTCTCGTACTCCCTTAATTTTATTAAGGTATCATTTGTAAATTTATTATACTCTTCCTCATTATCCATCTTCCTCAACATCTTTCTTAACCTATCTATCACACTTTTATCCACATAATCAAATGATAAATCAATCTCGTTTATAAATCTACTTAATAAATTTTTCAACTCTCCCTCTACGTATTTAGTTTTAACCTCCATTTAATATATCAAATACATAAAATACATCAACTTACCGCATCCCATTAATTACAATTTAACCCAGCTTTTAATAATTTTTGAAAATACAACCAAATATACGCCTTTTGAGTTATCGTAATACTATCCGATAACCATATATTCCTAATTTTTGACCCAAAAATTATATTGTCAGATGTTAAACCTATCTGTTTTAAATTCATATCAAAATTAATAAAAAAATTCTCATCGCAGTTAAATATATGTTTCTTATATGGGCCCACATAACTCATATATTGCTCCACTACCAACCTAGGATTACTTCTACGTATAAATTCCATAGTATTTCTAATTAATATCAAATCAGATCTGAAAAATTTAAAATTTTCATCTAAATAATCCATAAATTGATCCAAAATATCGTTGAATATCTTTATCTGAACAATCTTACTCATATAATATAATATAATATAATATAATTAAATCTTTAAATTCCACCACCCCCTTTGCGTTTATTGATTAAAACTAAAATAAAATTACAATAATAATGTCCATAAAAGAAGCCATTGATAAAACCCCCACATCAACCAACAACATTCACCTTAATTGTTTCGCCATAGATAAAAAAAACCAATTACTTCAAGAAATACGTCACGAAATTAAAAAGAAAAGACTATTATTCGATGAAAATAAAGAACGTTTCGGATTAACTGAAATGACACAATTAGTAAAAGTTAAAAATACATCCGAGGTTAAAGGATACCCTTTTAAAGCAATTATCAAAAATCAAAAACTCGAAAACATTGCACTTAAATTACTCCCTATTGAAACAAAATATGAAAAACACGAACATCCTTCTAATATCGAAATTATAGTTTTAAAACATTTAACTGATAATATAGTAAACGCACATATATCACCACATATAACTCACTATTTAGGAATTCAAAAAATAAACAACAAAAGTCGAGCCCTTAAAATGTTGAATCTAAAACGCTTAGAAGTCGAAGATAAAATCAAAACTCACTCTTATATGCTTATATCCGAATTCTTGGACGGTGGCAGTTTAGATAACTGGGTATTTAACACATACGAAAATGATAAAGATATATCTAATAACCAATGGAAATATATCGTCTTTCAATTAGTTTATACCATATCAGTTATGCAACATCATTACCGTATGATGCATAACGATTTTCATTATGGAAACATCTTGATCGACACCCGTATTAAACCCGGCGGATATTTAGTATACGAAATCAATAACAAAATATACTATATACCCAATACTGGCATCATACCCAAATTATGGGATTTCGAATTTTGCATGTCGTTTTCTGATAAAATACCAGGCATGTACCCCAACAAATTCATCGTAGGACCATATAAATACGATAAAACTCTACACAAAACACTTGATGTACCAACCGTTGATAATCTAACTAAAAAACAAAAACCTTCCGAAACTCAAGATTCCGATGAACTTTGTACAGAAGATCTTAATGTACCCTTTAACTACAATCAAGTATACGATTTACATTATTTTCTTACTTCTCTTTTAGATTTATATATTTCACAAGAATTATTCGATTTCATCATCGGATTATACCCGGTAGAACTAATCCCCGAAGATGACAACTCTTCTAATTATACTTCACGCTCTTCACACTCACACTCTTCACACTCACACTCACACTCTTCACACTCACGCTCTTCACACTCTTTACGCTCACGCTCTTCAAATTCAGAATCTATTAATGTTTCCCTATCACCATCATCATCATCCTCATCCTCATCCTCAAACTCTAATCTATATTTAAGTAATGGACGTATGCTTAATGGTATAGAAGAAAAATTCACCCTCCCAAACCCAATCGACATCTTAAACAACCCGTTTTTTGAATCGTTCACCACTAAACCACACGATTTCGATGAAAAAACAGCATCTTATTTTAAAGCAGGCTTTTAAATCCTTGAAGATTTTAAACGCCACTTTTAAATCCTTGAAGATTTTAAACGCCACTGTTGAAAAATATTACAAGTACGCGCGTCTGTACAACTTTTTTTTTTTTTATAATAATATTAAAAATGTCTATGTCTACAAAAATCGAAGACCTTCCTGGATATGCACCCGACGAAATCAGTAACGAATTGCAACAACAACAACAAATGCAACAACAACAACAAATGCAACAACAACAAATGCAACAACAACAAATGCAACAACAACAAATGCAACAACAACAAATGCAACAACAACAAATGCAACAACAATTTCGCCAACAACAAGAAGAAACGTATGATGAACCGTCTATAAAAATGAATATTAAAAAACGTGTGCATTTTCAAGAAAATTTTGAAAATCAAAAAGAACCTGGTAGCATTTTATCATTTATTAATTCTCAAATTAACGAAGACAACCTATTGCTATTATTCATATTAATAGTCGCATCTCGAAAAGAAGTTAATAATTTCTTGCATATGTTACCATACGTTGGAGAGTTTTTATACACTTCATCATTGTTGTCAAATATTTCGAAATCCGTTATACTATTATTATTATATATATTAACAAAAGCATATATTTTGCCAAAAATAAAAATCTAAATGTTTTATTTTACAATTACAAATAAAGCAGTTTTTCACAATTCTATTTTATTTATATACTATAATTAATGAATACCTGTTCACCAAATATAAACATCTCTTTGCATTACACTTGTTTTACCTACAATGAATTACAAATAATCGCAAAAACATATAATGATTATATAACTAATAACACTATTTGTAAAAAATCACATTGTGCTATAAAAAAACCTATAAATCTTATTAAAAAAACTAAAAAACAACTATGGTATTCCATATATAATCGTTTAAAACCCATATGCAAATACGAATATTGTTGGATCGATTTAAAATTTATCAAAAAAATTAACGATAAAAATTTAAGAAAAAAAATCATGTATTTTACGTTTAAACCCAAAATGACATCTAAAGATCACACTTGGCTTAATACAGATAATATCAATCAAGTTATGGAACAATATGAACAACTCGACAAGTCTTTTAAATTTCTTGGAGCTCAACCATCCGATTTTTATAAACTAATTAACGTCAACTACAACGACGTTTTAAAATATAAAAGAATCGGTATCATCTTTAATCTAGATAACCATAAACAACCCGGTAGCCATTGGGTCGCCTTTTATATCGATAACCTTTCAAAAACACTTGAATATTACGACTCTGGTGCTAATTTACCTAATACTAATATCACAGTATTTATCAATAACTTTTATAAATCATTGAAAAAAAATGGCTACAAATATACCAAACATTATAACAAAATACAACACCAATTCAAAAATACAGAATGTGGCGTCTATTCATTGCATTTCTTAATACAACGCCTATTCGGTAAAACATTTCATGAAATATGCAATAACGTAATCAAAGATGACCTTATTAACAAATATCGTCACCACATCTTCCGACCACGTAAATAATCACACACAATTTATATTTTATAAAAAATTAACACAATTTATAAAATTAACACAACCAATACAATTAACACAACCAATACAATTAACACAATTAACACAATTACATTGCTCTAAATTAAACTTGATTGAACCATTTCTTTTACTAAATCTTCAAAACTATATTTTGGTAACCATTTCAACTCATTTCTTGCTCTTGAAGAATCTCCAATTAAACACTCTATATCAATATCACGATAATATTTTGGATTCACTTTTACAATTATACGTGGTTCTAAATCATTTTCTGTTCCTTTTCTAATACCTACCTCGTTTATACCAAACCCTTTCCATACAATTTCAACACCAATTTCTTTAAATGCCAATTCAACAAATTCACGAACAGAATGAGTTGTATCATTAGATAAAACATAATTTTTTGGTGTTTCTTGCTGAAGCATTAAGAATATTCCATAACACATATCTTTTGCATGAGACCAATCACGTTTAGAATTTAAATTACCTAATTCTAAAGGGTTAATTGAATTATTTTTATAATATCTTCCAACATAATTAGTAATTTTTTTTGTCACAAAAGTCCCACCTCTACGTACACTTTCATGATTAAAAAGTAAGGAATTTACAACAAACATCCCATACGCATCACGATACATATTACATAATTGTTGAGCAGCATATTTTGAAATGGCATACACTGAACATGGATTTTGAGGAGAATCCTCATTTAATTTAAAACTTCCATCTGTTATATTACCAAAAATTTCACTCGTCGAAGCCTGGTATATTCTACATGTTTTTTCCATCCCTAAATTTCTAACACTTTGTAAAATTGATAATATACCTAATGTATTTGTTTGAAAGGTATAATTTTCGAGTTCATGACTCACTTTCACATGTGACATTGCGCAGAGGTTGTAAATTTCACACGGCCTAACTTTTGATATAATATTAAAAACATTCATAGTATCTGTTATGTCACCGTAATGTAAATGGAGTTTATCAAAAATATGATCAATATTTTGTGTATTAAATGTAGCAGAACGCCTAATAATACCATGTACAATGTACCCTTTTTCTAATAATAATTCTGCTAAAAAACTTCCGGATTGTCCTGTAATTCCAGTGATAAGTGCTACTTTTTTATTTAATTCTTCTTTTGATAATTCCATATTAATATAGATTAATAATTGTTTTTAAATCAAAATGTTGAACGAAATCTTCAATATCTTTTACTAAATTAGATTTAAAATCAATTTCATTTTCCATACATATTCTTGTACAAATAATTAATGGTATAGCCAAATTAGGATATTTATTTATAGTAACTGTTTTTGTTTTCCCATTAAAATTAGTAGTTAATTTATTATCTTTTTCGTTATACAATTTACCTTTTCCTCTATTGTTCCAATCGTTTTCTTTATTTTTTATACTTAATTCTATATTTCTTTCTTCTGTATGTTTTTTTCCATAAAAACTATTATTTTTCCCAGAACTTAATTTACTTATCAATTTTTTAACTTTGTCAGTATGTGTTTTACCATAAAAAGGATTTTTATCACCTAAATTTAATTCATGTAATTTTTGTTTAGTTTCTTCTGATAATGTATTTCCTAGTTGTTGTTCTCTCATTTTTAGGATTGATTCTTCTTTATGTTTTTTACCATAAAATGCATTATTCTCACCTAAATTTAATTCGCGTAATTTTTTTTTTGTTTCATCTGACATTTTTTTACCAACTTTTGCCTTACTCATATTTTTTTTAGCTTCTTCTGTAAATACTTTATTTAAATTACCACCACTTTCTAAATTGTATCCCTTTTCTCTATTTAATGTATCAAATAATTCTATAAAATAACATTCCCAGAAATCTAACATACCATAATTAATAGTTTGATCTTTCATCAATATTGAATACTCAAATTTTTCCCATCCATCTTTTCTAATAGCGTTATACAAAGGTGTTGTGCTTATTTTACTATCGTATTTATGTCCAACTTTTCTTCTATGAAAATTAACTGTTTGACCTATATATTTTTTACCATTCGTTAAATTTTCAATTAAATAGACACAAGCTATTTTTTGTTTCATTATCTTATTATTTTATTGTTTTTAAATCATTTTCGTTACAATATTATTAATAAAAAATACATTGATAATAATAATAGATTAATGTCAAGTAAACTCACATTAGTTGATATACCCTACGATATACTAGCACATATACTAAAATTCACTAATTTAATAACTATAAGCAAATTACAATGTGTAAATTTACACTTTTATAATCTAATTAATCCTAATAAATGGCATTTAATTGACAATACACCATTTGATATTTCGTTTGTACCATCAACAATCGAAACTTGTAATAATTACATCTATTGTATAGACTTTTTTGAAATATTACAAAACAAAAAACATATCCCAGAACAACTCATTGAACGCATAAACAACCATAAAACATTAGAACTAATTTGCCTATATCAACAATTATCTGAAACATTATTATGTAATATATATTCTAAAATACATTATAGTATTTTATTAGCTCATCAAATCTTACCAACACATATTCTTTTTCATTTAACACAAAATGATCTCTTGTCATTTACAAATAACGACTGGTATTTGATATGGTCCAAACAAAAAATTAACATGCAATATATCCAAAACTACATTGATAACGTACAATGGAATCCCTTATCTTCTAATAAATACTCCGTCAGTTTTGAATTTATCGAAAAATATCACACAAATATTATTTGGCACCAATTTACTAAACACGGAATTAATGAACATCTTATTGAAAAATACATTTACCAATTCGATTTTATATGCTGGTCAAATATATCACAGTACACAAAGTTATCCAACAAATTTATCGTAAAACACATTGATAATTTACATATAGATATCATCCTTCGTTTTCAAAGTTTAGAAGAATATCTATTAACAATATTATTGTCATCTAATAATCAATCATCCATCAATCATTATAGCGAATTAATCTCACTTAATCAAAAAGTCTCCATCAACTTTATTAAAACCCACACATTACCATTAAAACATCTTGTTCGAAATAAAAAAATACCTAGAAAAATATTAGCTAGTATCTTTTCCAACACATCAACTTCACATATCAACTTTACCATACAATAACACATATCAAACTTGTTCTGTTTTTACATTTTTCATGTCTTTAAATTTCATTTTCAACACGTCACTTAACTCGTTAATCGTATCAGATCCAGAAAATTCAAAAATATCTGGATATATTGCATGACATAAAAAATAAAATGACGCTTTTATACTTTTCCCACAATACCCAATCGAATTATAAAAATGTTTAAAATATGTTTGGTTAATCTTATTTAAATGTTTAAAAACAGATTTTTTTACACTCTTCTCTGACCCGTTCACAATTTCCACATCAATCAAATTTATACTACGATATTCAACGTTATCACGATTTTCATTACTTTCCAAATTTTCATTTTTTAATAAAACAGTAATCATTTCTTATTAAAATCTTTTTATCTTTAAATTTATTTTTACTCTTCTGTTTCTGTTTCAATTTCTGTTTCAATTTCTGTTTCAATTTCTGTTTCGTAATTTTTATCAACCTTTATATTATACTTGTATTTTAACTTGTAACGACTCAATTCTAAATTTTCAAGCATAGAATTTCCTACCATTATAACTAATGTATCTGTATTAAACCTACACTTTATACAGTTTCTAGTAGAATGTATTTGAAACTCTGCAAATGACTTGAATACATTATCTATACATACAGATAATGTCATTGAATTATTCCAATCGTCAATTGTTTTTGAAAATTTAAATTTAAAATCACCTTTTAAACTTACATTACCAACTTTTTTAAAGTAAAATATATCACCCTTATCGTATTTTATCGATATAGAATGATCACAGCAAAATAAATAATGTATGTATAAATTAATCATATCTTTTGGATTTTCAAACACCGCCCTTTTATACTCGTCATTCGTTTTATAATCCTTACCCGTAATCTTGTTAAAACTACTTAACGTTGTCTGACCAATTGTTTGTGCGCATATTTTATTACCTGAAATATTTGTTTTTATCGACACACTATCATTCAAACTAGTTTTAAAATCATAATATGTATTCTTATTACCAAGATGATGTTTAATATTCAACCCCTTTAATATAGGTTTTAATGAAACTTCCAAATCCCTTTTCAACTTTACTGGATAACTCTGTTTATTAATGTACACCCTTGATGATTTAAATGGAATCTTTACTATATCTGATATAATACATTCAGTCCATATCCCAACTTCCTCATTTGATTTACAAATATAATTCAATGTCGCATTTATAAACCTCATAGTAATTATTTATATATTTATATATTTATATATTTTTCATTTTTTCATTTCCAATTAAGATTTGGTTTTCTTATAAATTCCGGAGTATTCATATAATTACTCGTCAATTCTGTATCAGCCGGTATAAACTGACTCGCCCTTATATAATACAACCCATCCAAATAATACAATTCACTATTCTGTTTCCACGAATGATTTATTTTCGACCCAAAATCCGTAACCACACGATCTTTATCTATAGCCACATCCACTGTATCACCCATCTTTAATGGTTTATCTGTAAAAATACCAACTCCATGAATTTTAGATTTCGCTAAATACCACATTTACTATATTTACTATATATACTATGTATACTATGTATACTTAAATTAAATTGCTCTAAAACTATTTGTATTTTTTTCTAATATAATCAAATCATTTACATTTATACATTTATACATATTATAACATTTATACATTTATACATTCCAAATTCTTTGTTTTTAATCCATACGTACATTTATACATTTATACATTTATACATTTATACATTTATACATTTATACATTCCAAATTTATACATTTATACATTTATCTCGTTTTTTTAATTTCATTTTTTTAATATGTATTCAATATGACAGATCTTTTTACCACACAATTATATAAAGAAACCAAACCATTTCACACTATTGTCGACAAACACCCGTTTGTACAAATGATTCGAAAAAATCCTAAAGCAGCTAGATTATATATCGATTTCAATAAAATTTGCATCCACACAATTCAACAAAACATTGCACCGACACATCAACGTTACACATCATTATTCAGTCGTTTACAAAGAAATATTGATAATAACGATATCAATTTTGACATTTCACCCAAATTTAAAACACTTTTACAACGATGTCAACAATTCCCAATCGAACATAGTTACATGTTTTACTTGGGCCTAATGATGGGTTATAAAATACTTGACAAATATGTCAAAGATGACATTTTATCATATAACGATTCCGAAATACAACCTTTAATCAACGATTTTAAACATTTTTTAAACACTACAATCAACAATCAACAAGAATTTATTTCAACAGTATCACAATCTTATCTTTGTATTAATGAAATTTTCGACGAATACCACCACCAACTAATCTAAAAATCACGTTAATACCATTCTATTCTTTTTCTACATAAAGGACACTGAATTTCTTCGTTTACATTAATCGAAACACGAAACCATTTATCTATACACTTTTTATGATATTTATGCCCACACTGTAAACCCCTCACGTATTCCGAACATTTTACCTTTTCAATACATATACTACATTCTATACACTCACCCTTGCATTTATAATACTTTTCCAATTTCAACATATCTAAACCCTTTATTTTCATATTACTATTATTATCAACCATCGATGAATGTATACTTATTATATTATAACACATAATCATATTTAATAGAAACATCGTCTCGACATTTCTAGTAATTACACTTGCTTCACTTGTTTCACTTGCTTCACTTGCTTCACTTGCTTCACTTGTATTTATATTAAACATATTAATATATATTATATAAAAAATTTATGTAATTGTCCGCTAATTTAGACTTAACTGTTTTAATTTCGTATCATCCACAAAATTGTTTAAAATATCTTGTTCAATCGTATCTTTTATTATAAACCTATATATATCTATTGGGTTTTTTTGACCCAACCTATCTGCTCTACCAATACCCTGTGATTCCACATCTATTCTATAATCTTTACTACCATATATCGGCTCTAAAAATATAATCTTGTTTGCAATCGTTAAATTTATACCACTAGCAGCATTTCTTGATGACAACAATATCAAATTTATTTGATCATTTTCACAAAAAGATGATATCGCCCTTTTTCTATTGTATACTGTACCATTACAATATACCAAATTTATCTTGTACTTTAATAAAGTATCTCCCACTTTATGCAACAGTTCATCCCATTGTGAAAACAATATCACTTTATCAGAACTTTTTATAGTTGTCTTTAAAAAATGTATTATATTCCCTATCTTTGTAGACTTTACATCATGTATAATATTACTCAATTCTGACATACCCCCCTCGTTTTCATTGATGTTCTCCTTTAACAAATATATATCTTTATTCGACATTACCGTATTACAACTAGGACATTTTACTAAAGTACTTTGCACCGAACTACTTGCACGATATGTCTTGTAAATACACCCCCAACAAAATTTGTGACCGCACTTTGTTATAGCAATATTATCACTTTCAATTTCATCTAAACAAATAGGACACGTTATTTCATCCCCTTTTTCTAATGTAGTTAACGAATTCTGCAAATAATTATACGTTCTACTTAAATTATCATATTTTTGTTTTGCTAACGTATACCCTTTCTTCAAGTTTTGCAAATTACCCTTTATCTCTAATATCTCATCATTATCACACTCACTTGTATCATTTTGAGCCATTATAATATCCATCTTTCTATCTAATTCATTCTTATTTTGATTAATACGATTCATAGTCACCTCTGTTTCTTGCATTAAATTATTGTTATAATCCAACATACATACATGTATCTCATTTAACGTTTTACAATTCTTAATCATCTCCTTTGTATCATTGTTTAATTCTGCATGACAACACAATTTAATCAAAAAATCAGAATATTTTGTTCTAGCCCCCTGTAAATAACTATCATATATTGCTCGCTCCTGTGACGTAAACTCCAATTGTTTTATATACTCCTTTACAATATTACCACTATACTCATCCTTTATAGAAAGTTTTGTATTTCTCCTAAATAATTTCTTACACTTTTCAATTACATCACCACTTAACCCTATATTTATCATATTTGTAGTCTTATTCAACCAATCATACCTCCCACTATCTACATAATCCGTATTATACGTCATTAAATTTATAAAACTATACAACTTGTTTGGAAACGGCGTACCTGTTATATTCCATTTATATCTAGATTCAAAACTATACAGTATACTCCTTAAACCACCCACTTTCATCGATTCTATCTCGTGTGCTTCGTCAAGTATAACACGATCCCAATAAAACAAATCAAATGTATTAAATATTTTAGAATTCAACAACTCCATTTTTGACACATCTGTATTCTCTGACTTAAATTTATTATCCAAAAAGGAATTCAACAAACCCCTCTTTTTCACTATCTGCTCATTATAACTCTTGTTATTCAAAAAATTATATGATACTATTATTATATCCGAAAATAAAATATCACCCAATGTAATGTTTTTATACTGGTCCTTTGTAACAATCAACAACACCCTATGATTACTCTTAAATTTACTATAATACTCTTGCACCCATTGATCACATAATTGATTCGGACAACATATCAATGTACTATTCGTATTTATATACTTTCTACCATTTATAACAGTAATAAAATCATCCGTGTTAAAACTTGACAAGTTTTTATATATACAACTCCTTTTATCAATAAAAATCGTCTTACTATGCTCTTTACAATATAATGACCCATCCAATTTACCCTTTTTACACCCACACCCCATCATCTTTCCACGTTTGTAAAAATAATTACAATCGTTTGTAAATTCCACAAAATAATCATACAACCCTCTGTTTTTATAACCATTTTTTATAATAGCATATAATGCCACTAACGTCTTTCCAACACCAACTTCCGAAATTATATTCCCACCCTTGAATGAAAACACCCTATTATTTACCACCTCAGCTATAACACACGATGGTATAATATTCTCATTGTATATATAAAACTCTCCATCTAACACTGGGTAAATCGGTGAATAATCATAACTTATCTTATTTTTTTTATCGTCAACCATCTTTTCAATTTCAATCATCCATTCAACATCTTCCTTTTGATAATTATACAATTCAATATCACCTCTTAAAATATCACTGTCGTAATCAACTATATCATACTTTTCTTTATATCCACCTTCTATTATATCCCTTAAACGTAACTCATTCTCTTTTATCATATCAACACCCCTTTGTTTTATTAATAGATTCACCAACAATTGCTGCTTATGATGCCTCTTATTCTCTCTTGTATATTTTATCACATTGTTATTTATATAGTAATTCATATAATAACGACCATTTATATATTCTAATCTAACAATCAATGATGACTCGTTTCTAATATCCCTTGACAAAAAATAATTCCTATCCAATATCGATTTCACCCTTTCTAACATCATATCTTCCCTTGTCATATTTATCGCATATGGATACACCACCGTATCAATAAAATAACACACAAATCTAACAAGCACATCTTCATATACTGTCTTCGGCAATCCATACGTAACCAAAAATGCTCTATCATAATAATGCTCTGGTATATCATTAATATCAACTATACATATCTTTCTACCCTCCCCATACATCACTCTAACATCCTCCGGCTTTATATTTCCATGCAAATTCATCTCGTTACAATATATCTTTGTAAACCCAACCAACATTTAATTATAATTATTCCACATTTTTAAATTAAAATTTTTCTTTATATATAAAGAAAAACAAGTTTGGTTTAAAAATAAGAAATGTTTTCATATTAAAAACCCACAACAATGTCAAACGAATGCAACTTGGATTATAACCAAATTTTCACTAAACAACTATTTCAAACATTGGGACAATTAGTTGCAGGCTTATTATCATCTTCGTTAGTTATACCTGTTTACTCCTTTTACACTAGAGGATATATTTTTTACAACAACAACAACACCAACAACAACAACAACAACAACAACGTTTCTCAATTTAACCAACCAACTGACAATGAAGCTGACAATGAAGCTGACAATGAAGATGACAATACGGTAAGTGACAACGAAGCTGATGATGAAACAAGTGACAACGAAGCTGATGATGAAACAAGTGAAAATGAAAGAGAACAGCAAGCAATCATTGTAGATAGATTATTAATGAGATAAATTAAATCAAATTAAATTAAATTAAATAACGTGTTTCTATTTAAAAATAAATTTTCATTTCAATATAAATGAAAATTTTAATAACTGGTGGTTTTGGTATGGTCGGTAAATCTATTCAAAAAATTGTAAATTTAAACCCAACGTTGGATGATTTTATATTTTTATCAAGAAATGATTGTGATTTAAGATCTCAAAGTCAAGTCGATATCATTTTTGAAAAACATCAACCTGATATCGTTATCCATTTAGCTAGCTGTGTAGGTGGAGTTTATGATAATATGAGCAAAAATTACACATATCTATCAGATAATGTAAAAATCAACATTAATGTAGTAGATGCCTGTAAAAAATACAATGTAAAAAAATTAATTAATGTACTTTCAACATGCATTTTCCCAGATAAAAACATCAATTATCCACTCACTAGTGACCAATTACATAATGGATTACCACATTCTTCAAATATCGGATATGCTTACTCTAAACGTGTCTTACATTTGGCATCAAGTTTATTAACTAACGACACCAATATTAAAATTGTTAATTTAACTCCAACTAATTTATATGGCGAATTTGATAATTATAACCTAGTTTCATCACATGTTATCCCAGGACTCGTACATAAAGCATATATCTCAAAACAAACAAACACACCTCTAAAAGTATATGGCACAGGTAAAGCAATACGACAATTTTTATACTCTGACGATTTTGCAAAAGTTATTTTAAAATTTACAAACACTGAATTTGATGAAAAATGTATTTCTTGCATAGTTAGCCCACCCGAATCTGATGAATTAAGTATCAAAAAACTAGTCGAAAAAATTGTAAATACTATACACTTTAGTGGCGAAACAGTTTATCATACATCCTTTTCTAATGGTCAATTAAAAAAAACAACTAATAATGATGAACTTTATAAATACATTAGCGATTTCACTTTTACCCCAATCGATATTGGTCTTGCTTCCACAATTAACTACTTTGTAGAAAATTATGATACAATAAGAAAATAATAATACAATAAAAAAATGAAAATAAAACAAAAAGCATAAAAATTATAATAATGTGCAATAACACTTGCGAGGATTGCTTTTACGCAGACACCGGAATATGCTTTGTATGTGTTGATAGATTTAATGTTTGTCGTAATTGTATTTGGTATGGTGAAGGCCAATTATGTGATAATTGCGTTGAAAATGACGATGAAGGAATCGACATCATATATATTCGCCAAAACTCTTTAGATATCGCACTTGATTGGATTGAATGGAATACTAGATTAATGCTTGATAATATTTACGAAAAAGATTACGAAGAAGATTACGAAGAAGATTACGATTACTAAATTACGATTAAGATTTATTTAAAAACATAAAATATTTTACAGTAACAATGGTTACTATAAAATATTACGATAACAAAGTATTAGCAGTAAACAATATAACAAAATCAAAAACTGAAAAAATTTTATGCAACCGAAGTATAACAAAATATTTTACACTCCCCGATTATCAATCATTTATCAATTTAATTAACGATAATACTAAAAAAGATTTTTACGAATGTATCAAAGCAAACAATCCAGTTTGTTTTTTTTACGATATCGAAATTCATATTGACCCACTTGAACCACCTGAACCACTTGAACCACTTGAACCACTTGAACAAAATCAACTTGAACCACTTGAACCACTTGAACAAAATCAACTTGACCCACTTGAACCACTTGAACCACTTGAACCACTTGAACCAGTTGAACAAAATCAAGTTCAATCAGTTGAAATGCCGTTAGTGAATACATGTATACAAAAAGTTGATGAATTAATAAAAGAAAAATATCCTAATGCATCTATGAAAAAAATTATTTTAGAATCACACTCTGAGAAAAAAAGATCATATCATATCATCTTGCGTATTACAGACGATGATAACAACGAGATTCTTTTTGAAAACGTAAATGTATTAAAAGATTTATACAAATCATTTGGATTAGATACTTATAAGGATTCTGAAAATAGACATTTAGTTGACCCAAGTGTATATAGAGAAGGATTATTTAGAACACTGTATAGTAGCAAAAATGGTGAAAAAAGACCATTAGTACGCTGTAACCTAAGTGACACATTTAATGATATCGAGGCATTTGTATGTTATACACCAGAAAATTATAAAATATACGATTATAAAAAAACATTTGTTAAATTAGTAGTAAATGTACCAGAAGAATTAAATGAATCTGATAAACACATTATAAGAAAATTTATTCAAAAAGAATTTCATCACTTGCCAAATAAAATCAGAGATGTTTTTATCGACAAACAACACAATTGTATTATAATTTCATTAATCGAAAGATATTGCCCATTTTTAGATAAAGAACATCGAGGAAATAATCAATATGTCGTAATTGACACTTTTTCTTCAAAACAAAAGTGCCATAATACAGAATGTAATGAAGATAAATATAATGAAATTAAATTGGAAAATTACCCCAAGGAAATCAATGAAATAATCAAAAAGTGTTTAAAAATAAACCAACAAGAACTTGATTTAATTGATCACACAATTATAGAATGTAAAAACTTTATCAATGAAAATTTCGATAAAGACGTCAAAGAAGTTCAATTTGATAGAAAAGAAATGATCTTTAGAGGAAATGTAGCCGATAAAAGTTTAGTTGGTATTTTAAAAGGAAAATGTCCAGAATGTAATGTCGAACATCAAATATCCGACAATGGTTATTGTTTAAAATGCAAAGTATGTCAAGCAATGTTTCCTAAAAATCAAATTATCCCATTGGATGGCCGTTATAAACAGTTAAATAGTTTTTGGATGAATTATAACCAACTAGTCAATCACGGCACTATTAATAACATCATAAATATCTATAATAATTCCGAATTAGATTTTAGCTGCGATATCAAACTCGATAATTCAATCTTTAAAAACAAAGAAGTCACTAATATAGTCAATCAAGTTCTTGATGGACACAAAATCACAATGATTTCTAAATTGTTATTTACTATCAATAAAGATTTTGTATATTCTAGAAACAATTGGTATTATTTCACTGGATCTATCTGGAGATGCGATAACGATAACATTGAAATGAAAAAATGCATCATCGATTTATCCAAAATGTTTGATAAAATTAAAACACATTATGACAATAAAAATATAGACGAAACAACAATAACACTTAGTAAAAATATCAAAAGCTTGATTAATAAATTCCATAAACCAGGATATCAAGACGATATCATTAAAGGAGCAAAAATTTACAATAATGATCAAGGATTCGTTTCAAATTTAAATAGCAAAAAACATTTAATCCCATTTTCTAATGGCGTTTTTGATTTACTTGAAAACAAATTCAGAAAAACTAAAAAAGAAGATTATGTAAATTTAACTGTAAATTACGATTATCAAACCACTGAAAACCCAGAAGTCTTGACTTTTTTAGAACAAGTCATCCCCCATAAAGGCGTCCGAGATTACGTTTTAAAAAAAATGAGCGAATGTCTAAATGGCGATATCCCTAACACATACTTTTTAATGTTTATCGGCGATACTGGCGCTAATGGCAAAAGTCAATTGCTTAATTTAATGAAGTTGGCAATGGGCGATTTCGGCGAAAAAGTCGAAGTCACACTTCTCACACGAAAACGTAATAACGCTAACGAAGCAAACACCGAAAAAATTAAATTAATGCATAAACGTTTTGCATTTTTAAGTGAACCCGAAGATGGCGAAAAAATAAACATTGGTTTACTTAAAGAATTAACTGGTAGTGAAGAAATCGTTGCCCGCGGTTTATATCAAGAAGCAATGTCCTTTGTTATGGAAGCAAAATTATTTTTAGCATGTAATGAATTACCCGAAATCAAAGGTGAAGATACTGCTTTGTGGAGACGCATCCGAGTTATCGATTTCCCTTCCAGATTCGTTGATGACCCAAAAGAACCTGGTGAATATAAAATAGACCGCACACTCCCTTCAAGAATGCGCGAAGACTCCACTTGGAGACAAACCTTTATGAAAATCTTGCTTGATTACTATTTTAAAGACGTTAAAGAACCCATCGAAGTACAAGTTAAAACAAACGAATATAGACAAGAAAATAACGAATTCCATAATTGGTTAGAAGAAAATATCATCTATAAAGAAAACGAACTCTTACAATTAAGAGACGTAGTCCAATTATACACTGGTAAAACTAAAATCCACTCTAGAGAAGCCAATAAACATAAACTCGAAATCGAAAAATATATCAAATCTAAATTTAAAACCGTAAATGATAAATATCGTGACTCTACACTTCACGGTAAACGATACAAAGGTTGGATCGGTTTTCAAATTAATGAAAATATCGATTAATTTTATTTTTATTTTTTAATGTTGTAATATATGGATAAATATATTATTACATCTGGTGGCAAAAGTATATCTAAACCCACCGATACATCAACGTTACACATCGTTACACATCATTACATAAAAATGTAATGTACTAAATCTATATATTTTCACACAAACATTACATTTTTATGTAACGATGTGTAACGATGTGTAACGTTGTGTAACGTTGATGTATCGGAAAATACCCCCTGTGCCGACCATCCAGAAAAATTAATAAACGTACACCACAAACATACAAATCAATCTCTAAAAAAAACATCGCAAAAGCAAAACGCACCAAATCTAAAATAAAAAATACTGGTAATATTAAATTCCGTGGTGGCAATTCTCAAGCATATACCATTTGCTCAATATGCCACAAAATCATCCCAAAACACTATAACCAATACATCAAACCCAAAACACTATAACCAATACATCAACATCACGTACGTCTTATTGGTATATTTTGTCGCACCCGAATACCACGCGTACCACTTGCATTTCTAGCTTTATTACCACCGTTACCGTTATAACCACCACCGTTATAACCACCGTCACCGTTATGTCCACCGTTACCGTTATAACCACCACCGTTATGTCCACCACCGTTATAACCACCGTTACCGTTATGTCCACCACCACCACCGTTATGTCCACCACCGTTACCGTTATAACCACCACCGTTATAACCACCACCGTTATAACCACCGTTACCGTTACCGTTATGTCCACCACCGTTACCGTTACCGTTATGTCCACCACCGTTACCGTTATAACCACCACCACCGTTATGTCCACCACCGTTACCGTTATAACCACCACCGTTACCGTTATGTCCACCACCGCCGTTATAACCACCACCGTCGTCGTGATACCAATCGTCGTCGTGATACCAATCGTGATCGTGATGCCAATCGTGACCGTGATGCCAATCGTGATCGTGATCGTGATCGTGATACCAATCATATCCAGGATACCAATAATATCCAGGATACCAATAATCGTGGTGACGGTTGCTAGGATAATTACGTTTATCCATAGGCGATTTAATATATCTTTTCATTTTTGTTTTTGTTTTGTTTTGTATTTCAATATAAAATATTTTTTCATTTTGAACACTATTTTCAAAATAAACATTATCTATATTATTTCTTCAAATTTCAAATGCAACCACCCTTTATATCGTTCACCATGTAAAGTGGAATCTTTATAATACGAATCTACAATACTATTGTATTTCAACTTTATATAATTCTCAATTTGAATTTTGTATAATGCTGAAATTCTTGAATGTGGATTTGTAACATTTAAAAAACTTTCACATACATGTTTCAAGGATAACATGCTATCTTTTTTATACACAATGTGTTTTTCTAAAAATTTATAAAAATCATCATTGTAATCAGGTGGTTGTATCATCACTTCACCACGTGTACTAAAAGTTAATGGCTGCACATTCATTTTATAATTTAGTCTATTTAATAAATCATCAATAGTAATATGCTGGAAACTCGATCTTAATGTATCTAATGTCTTTCCTAAAATACTAATAGTATTTTTTATATATCCTATATCACAATCAAAAAATTCACGATTAGAATTACATCTATACCTATCCAATACATAATGTGCCATTTTTTCTAATAAATCAGCATTACTCGTTTGAAAATCAAAAATTATTTCAATGTTATTGACATTTCCTGTCTGCAATCCCTTTATACGTTTTGTAATATCATCTTTTGTCTTTCCAACTTTATATCCACCTCCATCTGTTTTTATCACATATACATGCTGATGTTTATCTATTTCTTCATAAATCTTTTGCTTGTAATGTTGCAACTCTAACTCTTTTAACTCCAATTGGTTTTTATATTGAATTTCGGTTTGTTCCTTTTCTTTTAATTGTAATACAAATTGTTCTTTTGTATATTCCATCATAATTTCTTCCATTTTTATATAATAATCGTGTATTTCATCCGCTTTTTTAGTATTACTTTTAAGACACAACTTTTTAAATGTATTTATAGTCATTAAAATATGTTCCTTAGGTCTTCCACCTACATTTATATGAGTATTAGGGTTTTCCGCAGGTTGCCGTAAAACTATTTTATAATTTACATCTTGAGTAAAATGTTTTGTTAAAACTCTTTTACATTCTTCTTTTCTACTAAATCCTAACCATTCCCATACATTTTCTAATTCAATAACAAAGTCTGTTTTTTGATTAACATTCAAATAACAATAAAAACTTTTTATAAAAATATCTCTTTGGTCCATATTTAAATTTTGTTGAATTTTCTTTAACAATGGATCGTCACATCCACTGTTTTGTACCACTATTGAAACTATATTTTGATCCATTTGTTTTTGTATTTGTATTTGTTTTGTATTTCAATATAAAATATTTTTTCATTTTGAACACTATTTTCAAAATAAACATTATCATTAAAATATGTTCCTTATTTTTACCACCTCGTGTTTCTTTTTTTGCTCCGCCAACTTGCGGAGCAGCTTTTTCTTCGTTAATTTTATTTTCCACAGGTTGTTGGTTTTTCTCCGTACGGAAAATAACTATTTTATAGTCTTAGTAGGAAAAACCGCTCCCGCAACTTCGGGAGCGGTTTTTGAACCACATCTTGTTTCATCTATATGTTTTTGCTCGTCTTTACGGACGAGCTCGTCTTTACGGACGAGCAAAGTTTTATAGTCTTCATCTAATATAAAATTACTTTTAATTGTTCTTTTCGCATTTTCTTTATTCGCAAATCCAACCATTTTAAATACATCTTCTTGATTGTGACCACCTCTTGTTTCATCTGTATGTTTTTGCTCGTCTTTACGGACGAGCAAAGTTTTATAATCTTCTTCTTTTACAAAATTACTTTTAATTGTTTTCATCGCATTTCCTTTATTAAACCCACCTTCGTTTTTGCGCTTTTCCGTATGGAAAAGCGTGATTTTATAGTCTTCATCTTTGGTAAAATTATTTTTAAGTGTTCTTTTTTGCGCTCGTCTTTACGGACGAGCAAAGTTTTATAGTCTTTTAGGTTTTTCACAGGTTGTTTGAAAATAGTTTTTGAGGCTCCGCCAACTTGCGGAGCCTTATTTTTAGTCAAACGACCTGCTTCTCCGTACGGAGAAGCAGCTTTTGAACCACCTTCGTTTTTGCTTTTCCATAGGGAAAAGCAAAGTTTTATAATCTTCGTCCTTAGTAAAATTACTCTTAATTGTTTTCATCGCATTTTCTTTATTAGCAAAACCGATCATTTTATATACATTTTCTAAATTAATTGGATAATCATTAGTTGGATGATAATTCATGTAACAATATCTCTTTGGTCCATATTTAAATTTTGTTGAATTTCTGTCAAAAACAAGACCATTTACTGCCAACTCTGTCATTCACTGTCATTTACTGCCAAACTAAGGTCGCACTGCCAACCCCGCCATTTTAAGGGTTTTTTCTCTGAATTTTTTTAATTTTCTTATTTTCCTATTTTTTGAATTTCAGGAAAAGAATCCTTAAATTGGCGGGGTTGGCAGTGTGACCTTGTTTGGCGGGGTTTTGGCAGTGTTAGGCAGTGAGCGCAGTGACTCCGCTTTTTATGGTGTCATGTGTATTTTATACTATTTTTATTGTTTTTTTTAATAAATTTAAAAAAAAATATATACATAATATACACAATAAACAAAAATGAATTGATTAAAAAAGTTCCTTAATTTTGGCACTTTTGAGATATTTCAAAACCCCAACAATTGTGACCATAATTAAGCATTTTTTCGAAAAACGTCAAAAAACACCCCTTTTTCAGCGTTTTTTAGCTTGACTCGACAAGTATGGTAAGGAGCATTTGATTTCGCCCTTTTTTGAAAAGTCCCAAAATTAAGGAACTTTCCTTAATTTTTTTTTGCCCTTTTTTTGCCTTTTCCAAGATTTTTTTAAAAACGCCCTTTTTACACCAAGTACGCATCCAGTTTGACTCCATAAAAACAGTTTAAAAATTCTAAAAAATCCACTTTTTTAGCAAACCTTGAAAAAAATTAAGGAAAATTAAGGTGTGCCTTTTTTCGTTTTTTTAGTAGTTTTTTAAGAAATTTCACCAAATGCCAAAAACACCCTTTTTTTACTCGTCAAAATCAAACCATAAAATGTTATAAAAAAGGGTAAAATTCCTTATTTTGACAAATTTTTTAAAGAAATTAAGGAATGCCTTTTTTATTCATTCAGTTGGCGGTATCCCACCAATATCCCACCAATAACAAAACAAGCACATTTTGTAATTGTTCTAATATGACACCATAAATGACACTGTATTAATCGTAAATCTCTTAATTGTAAAAAATGCATTTTTAGGCAGAATTCAAAAATACGTCGTAAAACCCGGTTATAAAAGTCGTAAAATCAAACCATAAAATGTATACTTGAAGCACTTTTTTCCTTGTGTTTTTTAAAGACTTTACATTGGCAGTAAATTCAGTTGACGGTAATCCCATCATATCCCACCATCTGAAAACAAGCACATTTTGTAATTTGTTCTAATTTGACACCATAAATGACACTGTATTAATCGTAAATCTCTTAATTGTAAAAAATGCATTTTTAGGCAGAATTCAAAAATACATCGTAAAACCCGGTTATAAAAGTCGTAAAATCAAACCATAAAATGTATACTTAAAGCACTTTTTTCCTTGTGTTTTTTAAAGACTTTACATTGGCAGTAAATTCAGTTGACGGTATCCCACAACAATTTGACGGTATCCCACCATATCCCACCATCTGAAAATAAGCACATTTTGTAATTTGTTCTAATTTGACACCGTAAATGACACTGTATTAATCGTAAATCTCTTAATTGTAAAAAATGCATTTTTAGGCAGAATTCAAAAATACGTCGTAAAACCCGGTTATAAAAGTCGTAAAATCAAACCATAAAATGTATACTTAAAGCACTTTTTTCCTTGTGTTTTTTAAAGACTTTACATTGGCAGTAAATTCAGTTGACGGTAATCCCACAACAATTTGACGGTATCCCACCATATCCCACAATCTGAAAATAAGCACATTTTGTAATTTGTTCTGATTTGACACCATAAATGATACTGTATTAATCGTAAATCTCTTAATTGTAAAAAATGCATTTTTAGGCAGAATTCAAAAATACATCGTAAACCCCGGTTATAAAAGTCGTAAAATCAAACCATAAAATGTATACTTAAAGCACTTTTTTCCTTGTGTTTTTAGATTTTATATAAAATTGAATTTTTGTATAAAAATTAAAAAAACAATGTTGGTTGTAAAGTACAATACTAAATTTGATAATCAGATTGACAGTTTGAGAAGGGTAGCGTCTCGTTCGCCGTTGAATCATAAACATGGGGCTTGTTTAATGACGGGTAATAAAATCGTATCAATTGGGTTTAACAAGTATATAAGGCAAGATATAATAAACGACAAACTTGTAAAATTTAGTATGCATGCAGAAATGGATGCTTTATGTAAATTAGATAAGGTGAAAGGGATGGATATTTTGATAATAAGAATAGGTAACGATTTAAAGTTAAAAAATTCTAGACCATGTAATTCTTGTATAAATAAATTAGCATCAAGGGGTATAAGAAAAGTGTTTTATAGTAATGAATGTGGCAATATAGTATTTGAATACATTGACGATATGGAAAAAATTCATTATAGTTCAGGTGAAAGAATTAGATGTAAGCAATTAAATAAAACCACCCCCTTGAATATGTAATTTATATACAAATTTTTAAAATTTTTATAAAAATATATACTATATACAAATGTCAAGTACAGGAGGTATTCTATTAACCGAAGCAGAAAAAAGATACAACGAAGAACAAGCTAACTTACCAGGTAATGATGAAAAATGTGTAGATAAATGTAAGAAAGATTTTACGTGTTATAATCAAACGTGTATAAGTGATATTCTATATAATAATCTAACACGACAAAGCATGGATATGGACAGGACACCTTTAGTGTTAGCAATTGTTTTACCTATACTATTTTTATTATTCGTATTAGGTGGATTTTTTGCTCCACAAATTAGTGCGTTTTTTAAAAAATCATTTAGGAAAAAATAACCAATTGGTTACATTACTTTTACACGATAACTTCCGTTGTAATTAGTTCCAGACTTGTTTAAAAGAATACCTGAATTCTTTGGCCAAGTTACATTTAAAAAAACATTTGTAAAATATCCAGGTGTTGCTACTGTACGTACAATATGTGCATCGCGTGAACTTTCGCTTTTAGTAACGTTGAAAATACCAGATGGGCCATTAAGTACTAGATTAGAAATAGTGATTACATAACTTCCTTTAACGTAATTAGAAATGATAGTTGTATCTGAACTTGAAAGAGTTACATTAGATATTATTATATCTAAATTGTCAACGTATAATTTAGTTGCGGCATCTTGTGGATTTATGGGATTTGCAACATTAGTGATATTTTGTAAAGAACCAGCAGAGTTCATCATATCTAAAGAACATTTGCTTATATTACTATTTCCTATAGTGGAAGTTGTTATATTTATATTCTGAGCTTGTCCGCCATCTATAAATACATTACCTTCTAAACACACTGACATTTGTGTTAATACTGTGATTACATTTTAAAAAATTTTCAAGATTTACACGAAAAAGTTGTTGTTAATAAAAAGTGAATTTATATTTAATATGTATATAAATAAATGAATCAATCGTCTTTTATTAATAAAAGTGTAAATTATTCACAAACAAATTTGTTAAAAACTAAAATTTTAGCGCCATTATTATCATCTTATAATGATTTTTTATTTAAACAAAAAGTAAATACAAAGTTTTGTTTTAATAAAGATATTGAAACTGGAATGTCATTTGATTTTCTTATTCCAAACAATAACAAAAAATTTTATCTTTTATTAATTAAAAAAAAAAAATTGGATTCGACAAATAATGATTACAATATATTATATTTTTTTGCAGATGATATAACAAATGAACATTATAAAACGAATAATTTAGTAAAAAATACAATTAGTGACTTTTACTTGGAAACTGAAAATTTATGTAATGACGAATACATATTTGAAGGATATCTTTATAATAAAGATAACAAATATGAATATTTATTAACTGATATTTTGTTGAAAAATGGAAATGTTATAAATTTATCATATGATCTTAGATATACTATTTTAAACGAGTTTGTAATAGGTATTACACGTGAAAAATTACAAGGATTAAATAATCACATGACTATAAATATACATCCAATTTTTTCTATTATAAATGAAAATTTGATAAAAATATTCAATAATAATTTTATATATAAACAAGAATTATGTGGTATAGAACGTGTATGTAATATGACAAGACAAAGGTTTTTTGATAATTCTATTGAATTTTTTAAAAAAGATCAAGATTCTATAAAAATAATTGAAAAGGGTGAATATACAGATGTGTATAATGTATATGATACAAAAACAAATAATAAAGATGGGATTTTGTATATAAAAGGTATCAAGGAATCTAAAAAAATAAAAGTGTTGTTTGAAAAATTTTCAAAGATAAGATTAAATTGTACGTATAACAAAACATTTAATAAATGGCAACCTATAGATTTTGAAACACTTTAAAATGGAAAATTTATTTTATTTGCAAGTATTAAAAACAATGTTGTATAATTCTAATTTTGATGATACTAGTTTAAATAAATTAAATTTACGAGAATTTAATAAAACAATTGATGACCCATGCGCAATTCAAAGAAGAAATGGAGATAATGATAAAAAGTTGAAATTTGTAACTACAAATCATATAGATCTTTTACAAGCAAAGGATAAACTAAACTTTTTTGGAATGACAATGAAAGATCAATTATTTGTTCCATCTGATAATATTGATCAAGATTCTTTTTTAAGATATGGTAAAACTGGTGGTATTATAACTAATGAAAAAACCAAAAGTGAATTTGGACAATTACCATTATCAACTATACCAAGTCAATATCAATTGGCACATGGAAATTTAAAATTAGAAGATGATTTACGTTTATCAAAACAAGAAACAAATCGCCAAAGTATAAATCCACGTGATAGCACTTTTTATAATAGATCATTTTATATTTTTGATGACGTCAAGGGAATTGACACACCTAATCCGTTGTTAAGTATTGAAGGAGTTAAACAATTTGGCCCTAGAGGTGGTGTAAATAGTCGTTTTGTAAAAAAACAAAAGTAAATTAAATTTTACGTATAAAAGATGTAAATTAAAATCTCAGTTAATAAATATGAAAGATTTTAAAATTGATTTATTTTTTGTAATAAAATTGACATGTAATAAAATAATTGGATATGATTATTTTGATTTAGGGTATTTGAAAAATAATTTTGGATATAGTAAACAAATATACTGGTCTTCGGGTGGTGGATATTGGGCATACTATGTAGGTCTTTCTCACGCAATTAAGGAAATGTACCCAGAAGATATATTAAACAACATAAGTTGGAGTTTTGCATCAGCTGGTTCTTTTGGTACAAATTCGTTGATCGGGTATTCTTCACCTGGTAATGTTTTTAATGAATGTATACATCTTTTAGATGATATACGCAAGTTACCATTATCAGGTGTTTACAAGATAAATTCAGAAATAAAAAAGATTTATTTAAAAAAAGACAGAAGTTTTACCATAAAAAAAGATTTTAGATTATTTCCATTAGTGTTGCATATAAATTGGGTTGCTGTTATAACTATTTTATCTCTATATTGTAATAATATTATCAACTTTTTTATATTTTGCGTTTTGTATAATGCATGTTATCATTTGTCATTTACACACAACTTTGATTCAAAACTTGATTATATCAATGCATGTGTTGCGTCACATAATCTTTTATTTTCAGGAAATTTAATTACGTCTATAATAAAACATCCAAAAAAATGGTATATAATATCAATGGATGGCGCTCTTGTAATGAATGTATTAAGATCTATATATGGTCATCATCCCTTTTTACCATACGGTAAGACATTGAAATCAAGTATTATAACACCATGTACTTTTAGACAAGAATATCTTATAAATTATGTCACTTTAACTTGTCCAACACGCATGAAAAAATTATTTGATATCGGCTATAAAGATGCATATAAAAATAAAGAGATACTTGATGATATTATTTTACACTAATATTGTCTAAACCCTTGAATATTTAAAACGCCGGTTTTTGCTTGTTCGTAATTAATGGAACAATATTCCTAATAAAAACATTATAATTAATGATATATAAAGATTTATACGTGTTAGTTTGGATAGAACAATAGCTTCAATTCAAAAAAAAAGTCGAACTGATCAGACTGATTATTATTTGTCATTTATTATAAAAAATATTATAATAATATAAATTTAAAATGTGAATCGGATTTAAAATACATTTCTATGATTCATTTGGGTTCTCTTTTTTTCTAATGTAGTAATTTTAAAAATAAATGTATTTTGTAATGCTTTTTGTGGTGGATTAGAATCAGTTCCAAAATCAAATATGTTGCCGATACAATCACGTAATGTGATGGTCATTTTAGATAAACTTGCTTTGGGTATTTTGAAATATTTTACTGTATTTTCATGTATTCTTTTATCAATTGAAATAAACCCGTTTGTTGTTGTTGGTGTTGCTAATTGTAACATTGCAAATGAATCTGTTATATGTCTATCTTTTGAAAACATTACATTACCTATTTCATCAATGTCTAATAATAAATACGGTTCTTGTTCTACATTATTTCTTGCTGGGATAATGGCTTGTACTAATTCAATTGTTGAAATGTTTCTAAATTCTGTAATAAATTCAACAACATAACTATTTACATTAGGATATTTTATAAAATCTCTGTCCCTTGATGAAATTGACAAATATTGAATGGTTTCTTCATATTCGATTTCAGGCTCCTGTGAAACACTATATTTTGTATTATAAGTTTTATCATATACATTATTTACATCATTTTCAGTAAATTGTTGACCATTGTATTCTGCAAATTTAGTTTTAGTATATCTATTATAATGCTCACCGATTCTGTCTTGCATATTTAATATTAATATATAAAAAAATAAAACATATATAAACACAACTGTTTAATTAAATAATATAATCCACAAAAACTGTATTGTATATAATCCACAAAAACTGTATTGTATATAATCCACAAAAACTGTATTGTATCCTTGAAGATTTAATTAAAGAATACGCATAAATTTAATTATTAATTTAAAAAACATAATTAATTAAACTCTGTATGCAATTGACATTATCAATTGCATTTATAATATTATTTTGTATGGATTATTATTATGTATATAACAGTACAACTAAAAAATACACTGATTTGACTGAAAAACAACGTGCTTATATAATGTCAATTAAGGCATCAAGTACAATATTTTTGTTGAGTTTGTATTTTAATTACAAGTTTATAAATTCAAATTGTGACGTAGATATTTATTCAAATAGTTTAACCGACAATGATTCTTTTATATTAAAAATAGGGGTTTTACATTTGATATCTTATTTTTTAATGGATTGTTATGTTGGAATTAAAAAATATCATAAATATATGTGTTCGTTAGCTGGATATACGCATCATATAGTGTATACACTGACAAGTATAGGGGCTCTTGTTTTAGGTAAAACTCATCTAGCCTTATTTTTTCTTTATCTTATAGACGAATTGCCCAATATATTTTTAAGTAGTGGGCAATATAATAAATTATTCAGAGTAGATCAAACATTTGGATTTACATTTTTTATAACACGAATTCTTTATCATTCATTTTTAACATGGACTTTTAGACACGATAATATACTACTTGTCGGTGGTGGTTTGTCACTGTGTTTGCACATGTATTGGTTTAAAAATTGGGTCTCGAAATACTTTTTAAAAAGTAACAAAGTTAACAACAAAGTTAACAACAAAGTTAACAACAAAGTTAAAAACAAAGTTAAAAACAAAGTTAACAACAAAGTTAACAACAAAGTTAAAAACAAAGTTAACAACAAAGTTAACAACAAAGTTAACAACAAAGTTAAAAACAAGATGTAGTATGATTTAATGATTTTTTACAAACTTGTAATTTTAAGTTTAAAGTCAGTTGTGCCACCTATACCGTTAGGGAATGGTCTATATAATAATTGTGGTAATGAATCCGCTGCCCATTGAATATCCAATTGGTCATTATACACGCCTTTAACGGAAAGAAGTCGAATGACGCTACCAGGTATGTTAATGGCATCAACTCGCCCAATAGAAAAAATTGCGTGTGTTCTAGAATCGTCGTTAACAGGTTTAACAAAAACCATATATACACCGGATTTTTTAGGAAAAGATGATATAGTTACAGGTGTAGTTGTATTGTTATTTAATGTAACAATGATTGTTATATCGGCTTGTGAGCCATTGATGTTATTTATTGTCATATTATTTGCTACAAGATTATTTATATGTAAATCTGAATAATGTTGAAATGACGTTGCAGTAGCTGGGTCTAAGCTACTACATACAAATGCAAATTCATCATGTGTTTCATCCCATATCATCATTACAAATTCACATGGGTATAATGAATAAGAAGATGTATTATCAGGTATGGTTGAAAAGTCCATACCTGTAATTGGTGTAGGGTTGTCTAAAACACCAATTTGATCACTTGTAGTATATAATGTTGCTATTTTAGTTGATCCACTATAACTTTTAATTCGTCTAACTTGATCTTTGCCAGTACCATCTGTAATTTTTACCCACCACCCAGCATAATAATTGTCATCGATGTTAGAACTTGCACTTAAATGTATAGTTGTACTAGTATTACCAACATTTTGTACATTGCCAGTTTCGTCAGGTATATCGGATACAACATCGCCAAACCCACCGTTATTTGCCGATTGGTATCGTTTTACTGCTAACCCGCCATTTGATGTACCTGATGGGGCATTGTTTACAACAATTACATTATCATTAATTGTTACAACAGTTGATTCAATAGTTGTTGTCAACCCCTTTACATCTAAATTTCCATAAATTGTAGTTGTACTATTTGGTGTACCAATGTATACAGGTGTATTTGGTATGTTTGTCGCTATTTGTACATTATAATTACTTTCAATTTGTACAGAATTTTGACCATGTATATATATACCACCAGAATTAGTTGTTGTTTCTAATGTAATAGCGCCACTACCTGTGCCAGTAGAAACGATATTGACTTTTGAATTTGTATTACCAGTTACACTGATTGTTAAATCTTGAAAATCTGCATTTGTATTATTTGTATACAAACTGGTTGATCCGTATGCTGTCATTTGTATTGATCCACCAGTTTGTGTTGTTGTGAAAAATCCCATACTACCAGCATAAATACTAATTTGTCCTTTGGATTTGTCGATTTGTTCTATAGAGATATTTCCATTTGTATTGGTTGTTTTAATTTGTATAGCATTATTTGTACTATTTACACCTTCACTTTGTAAAATTAAAGAAGAGTCGCTACTATTATTCATTGCAATTAAAACATTTTGATTTGGTCCATTGCTATTAACTATACAAGACGCCGAAGCTCCCTGTGCTGTAATTGATATTGGGCCTGATGTATTTGTTAAAACATTAAACCCACCTGAACCGACTAAATTTGTAATTGATCCATTTCCTAATCCGTTTGCATTAGAAATGACAATATTACCCAATGTATTTGATGTTGATAATATTAAAGCAGTGTTTGTTGTATTATCACCTGAACTAACAATTTGTAATTGTGAATCAGTTGAACCATTTAAATTAATTGATAAATTTTGATTTGCTGCTTCAGAATTCACTATAATACTACTAGATGCATTATTTGCAGTTAATATCATATTACCATTTGATGTACTACCTGAAATACCACCTGAGCCAGAAACGATAGATATATTACCTGATTGACCTGATAATAAAGAAATTCCTCCAACCGAATTTGTTGCCTGAATATCGATTGCAGCAGATGAATTTAATCCACCATATAATTTTAAAGTTTTAATATATGATTCAATTGTAACATTGCCTCCAGTACTCGCAAACTGGACATTATCACCAACTTGTATATTGGCCGAATTACCACCTGTTACTGTAAAAGTTCCGTTATTTGTACTAATGTGTGTTTCTGTTAATCTAGTTACACCATATAAAACATTTACATTTTCATGTACATTTAACGTTTTTGAAATACCTACCCCACCAGATACAATTAAAGCACCATCTGTGTTAGATACACTATCTTCAGTACTTGAAACATAACATCTTCTATTTACATTTAAATCACCCCATCCGAATTGGGTTATATCACTACCTTGTTCCAAAGTAACATCGCCATGAAAAATAGTTGCCAAGGGTGTAGACATATGATTAATATATGATATTTTTATCAAAATTTGGACGTAAATTAAACGACTTAAAACCCCTCCCAAGTGTCATCGGACGCTGACGCTGGTAATTTTTTTTGAATTCTTTTGCCAGTTAATAATTTTTTGCTGGAATTATCATCTTGTTCTTCACAATCTGTTTTTATATGCGTAATAGTATCTGGTATTTTTTTTGTTAATGTACATAATTCTTCACATCTATTTGATGGACAATAGT